GTATTATACTGCCGCTATCACTAATAGCTTTACTCGTGTCCTAAACATCGAAAAGCGTAATCAAAACCTGCGTGATGACATCTTGGAAATGAACGGACTCAACCCCAGTTACACTCGTCAGGGCATGAGTGGCGGATCGTGGGGCGGTGGCAGTGACGGCAGCTTTGGTGATGACTAAAGTTGACTTTGTCACAAAATCTGTGTAAAATTTACAGATGACTAATCTATTCCGCAAGGTTGCAATCTGCACCGATATTCACTTTGGACTAAAATCAAACAGTGTTCAACACAACGAAGACTGTTTGAAATTTGTCAAGTGGTTCACAGCCAAAGCGCAGGAAGAAGGCTGCGATACAGCAATGTTTTTGGGCGACTGGCACAACAACCGTGCCAGTATAAACATTTTGACCCTGGGATATAGCCTACGAGCCTTGGAGCACCTTAATGCTAACTTTACAAATGTTTATTTTATTCCTGGTAATCACGACCTGTACTATCGAGATCGTCGAGATGTCCAGAGTGTGGAATGGGCCCGCCATCTTCCGAATGTTACTATATGTAATGATTGGTTCTCTAGCGGCGATGTTGTTATAGCCCCTTGGCTATGCGGAGATGACTACAAACGGATTCCCAACTTAAAAGGCCGATATATGTTTGGGCATTTTGAATTGCCTAACTTTTATATGAATGCCATGGTACAGATGCCAGATCACGGTGAAGTCAAAAACGATCACTTTCATAATTTTGATCATGTGTTCACTGGACATTTTCACAAACGACAAACACAAAAAAATATTACCTATATTGGCAACTGTTTCCCACACAACTATGCCGATGCTGGTGACGATGAACGTGGTATGATGATCATGCAGTGGGGACAGGCTCCCGAATATCATGCCTGGCCCGAACAGCCTAGGTATCGTGTGTATCAGCTCAGTGATCTATTGCACAACACTGATGCCATGTTGTCTGCTGGTATGCACGTTCGAGTAAATTTGGATGTTGATATTAGTTACGAAGAAGCAACATTTATCAAAGAAACGTTTGCAGGCACTTACAATCTACGTGAGATTACCTTGATCCCACAAAAATCTGTGGGTGACGATATCACATTTGATACACAGGGCAACATCATGTTTGAAAGTGTAGACACCATTGTTACCAATCAGTTGACCAACATTGACAGCAAACAGTACGATCCGCGACTGTTGTTGGACATCTACAGAAACTTATAATGCTAGATCAGGACACTGTTAGACAGAAACTCGATGCCTGGCTGGCCGACTTTGTTGAAGTGCCGCATCCTATGTTGGGAAATTGGGCACCATGTCCCTATGCAAGACAGGCACGGGTCAACAACAAAATTGATATTCAATTTTGTGAAGTGGCCGAAATCACTGTTGCAGTAAAACAAAACTTACAATCTTTAGAATCCAAAGATGCTGTGGTCATCTGCTTTGATCATAATCATATCAATCCTGTTGATCTGCAAGAATACACAGCCGGCATGAATCAAACACTCATGCCCAACAATTATGTGATGCTGGAAGATCATCCTGATGCTCCAGAATTTGTAAATAGCGTTAGAATGAATTTTGGTTATTGCGGATTATTAGTATTACAGAAACTAGATAAAATAAATACTGCGTCAGACCAATTACGGGTCAAAGGTTACTATGATCATTGGAATACTGCGGCTCTGGATCAAGTGGTCAACTGGCGTTGCAAATGAAATTCTGTAGAATCAATTTATCCGAAACCAATTACACACCATTAAACAACTTTATTCTTTTTGTCAGTCCTCCTGTAGAAAAGTTACAAACTATCTACAGAGAGTATTGTCAATACAAAAAGTTTGAAAGTGTAATGCCTATTTTTGAATCTCAGTTTACGGATACTAAAAATGACACCTACGGTTATGTCAACAACGTTCAGGAAATTGTAGCATTCAGTATAGTGCGCCGACACGATACACAAAACGCCGAGTCAATGCAATTTGCCTGGAACTATGCTGATCCATTATTGCAATTGGGCATACGAAGTTTAGAAACCGAATGTGCAATCTACAAGAACCGGGGATACCAATATCTTTATCTTGGAGAGGCTGCTGACTATAAAGCCAAACTAGACGGTTACGAAATATTGGGATCCTTATGAACAGTTATCAAAAATTTAACACCTGGGGGCGACTGCGTTCGGTCATGCTGGGCACATATTTTACTCCCGAGTTTTTTGGCACCATTACAGATGCTCGCATCCGAGAGCCCCTGATGCAAATGGCCCATGACATCAACGAAGATTTAGAAACATTTCATCGAGTACTAAAAGACTTTGGATGCGATGTGATTCGACCTGTGATGCAGACCCAATCATTTGATGTAGAAAATGTTTACCAGCCAACACTACAGGTGAGAAATACTCACTGTGTTGTTGGCAAAACAATGTATCAGCTGAACCAGGATTTTCATCATCCAGTCGATCCTGTGTTACGTGACTATTGCAACAATGTGGTTGACTTGTTTGACCACAATGAAAAGTTCTATGATGCGTCAATGACTGCTGCCAAGCAAAACTACAACTCCACCAAAGATCTATGGTACTCAAACAGCAAATATACAGAGCTGGCTGGTGCAGATTGGCCAAAGTACGAAGATTTTGTTCAAGGGCGGCGTACAAAAAAACCAGCGATCAATACAGAGATTGCATCATTTCGCAGAGTATTAGAATACGAAACCAAAGAGATGGCTGCGTTGCAGGGACCAAATGTAATAAATTTGCCGGATAGAATTTTGGTTGACGCCAACGAATACTGCAACTATGCGGTTTGGCTAAAAGAACACATCGATGATCATAGGCCTGTTTATCAATTTACCACCAAGGCCGGACACGTAGATGGCTGTTTTGTTGTGATTGGTCCCAATACCATATTGGGAATAGATCCGTTGATTGACTACAACTACTATTTTCCTGGTTTTGAAGTTATCAAAGTTTCTGAAGAATCATATCAACACTACATAGACGAATTTAATCAAATGAAGTCAAAGGTGGATGGGCGATGGTGGCTGCCAGGCGAAGAGCAAAATAATCCGTTGATTAATTTTGTTGAGGTCTATTTAAAAGACTGGACCGGCTATGTGGCTGAATCGGTGTTTGATGTCAATGTGTTGGTGTTGGATCAGCACACTGTTTGTGTGTCCAACATAACTCCTGAGATAGCGCAATCTTTTAAACAACGCGGCATTGAATACGTTGTGGTACCTTGGCGCCATAGATTCTTTGTCGACGGCGGATTACACTGTATAACTTTAGATTTGTATCGAGACTGATCATGTCATTTTTGTTTGTTGATTACGATCAAGGTGCCGGTGGCGAATATTTTTGTGCTCAGCTGAGCCGATCGACCACGTGCAGAACTCTGGAATATGGCACCTACGACACTGGTCGCACAAAAATCAACGACTTGTTTGATCAAGAGTTTCTTAGAAAATTTCCTAGAGTCACTGTCAAAGAACCTTCAAGTGATTTGTACGAAATTGTACCAACACATAGACACACCACATTGGCAAAAACACAACTCAAAGATGTCAAAAGTATACGCATAGCCAATCCTGTGGACAATAACTTGTGGACATATTTGAAACATCAACAAATAAAGAAAGTTCTATTGGCCTGCTTGCCGTCTACAGAACACTACATAGGCGAACTACGAATGTTGGCCAGAGAAGTAGGATCAGATCATTGGATTCGGCAGGCACATATAAGCATGGACAATGCAGAATTAGTGATGCTGTCCCGGGGCATAGAACTCACCGAAGAAAATAAAAATACCTTCATCAACGAAGTTGTTGGCGAAGAATTAACAGAGCCAGAATACAACTACGATTTGATTGTTCCTTATGAAGATTTATTTTTTAACACTGTAAAAATTGAACAACAATTACTAGATACATTTGGTATTCAAATCGCAGACAACTGGTTGTCTGCCTATCGCAGGGGTTATGACGCATACCTTACCCAGACTTGACATAATGATTGCATATTCCTGCAACATTGCCTGTGCAGGCTGTATCAGCTTGAGCGATTACAAGAGAGATGGTGTTGCGCCCTATGCAGACGTGTGCAGTTGGATCTCACAGTGGTCTGCTGTGGTTGAACCGGCTGTGGTTGTTGTATTTGGCGGAGAACCTTGCCTACATCCTCGATTGATTGACGTGTGTCAACAGATCAGACTGGCCTGGCCAAAGACCAAGATTAGATTAATTACCAACGGATACCTGTTGGACAACTTTGATTCTGCGGCCTGGTTTGGACTGGGTTTATTTGAAATGCAGATCAGTATACATCGTGCAGATCATCGAGCATTAATTGACAAAAAGATACACAGTATATTGAAACAACGCCGTGATTGGAGTGTGACCCAACACGGTGGCGATGATCATAAACAAGTTGCATGGACATCGGGTCTTGTCACCATCTACAAAAGCATATTCAAAGACTTTGTGGTTCCGTATAAGTTAGATAACGATCGCATTGTACCTTGGAACAGCACACCCGAACAAGCATACAAGATATGTGGTGCCAGTAGTACTCCAATTTTGTACAAAGGAAAACTCTATAAGTGTCCGCCAGTGGCCAACATCATTGATATGACTGGCCAACACTACGCCAACTACCAAGGATATGGTATCAACGACAATGTTGCAGAATTTGTCAGCAACGTCAATCAACCTCAGGCCGTGTGTGGGCAGTGTCCCACAAAACAACAGGCTGTTGTAATCGATCATCTTGATATAAAAAATGTCACAGTCAAACAAAAAATATCTAGTTAGCGGCTGCGGTTTGAGCTTTGGCGGCCAAGAAAGAAAAACTTGGGTCAATGTTCTTAGAACAGCAGGATTGAATATTGCCGATGTGGGTGGACCTGCTGTCAGTAACCAGTGGATTCTAAACAAAGCTATAACAGCCGTGTTTGAAAACAATTACGATTGTGTTATTATACAACTGACCAGTTTGGGCAAATTAGATGTTGAAGTGGATCCGGAAAGAATCAAAGAACTGGTAGAACCAGACACCGTCAGAAACTTTACCTATCAGAACATATGGCCCAGTAGTGCAAGTCTGGAACATACAAGCAAACAACTTTGGCGCCAATGGTTATCTAGTCCTGGTTTGGAAATGGAAGACTTGGTCTGCAAACTGTTGTTGTTGGATGCCTACTGTCGTCCAAGGCGTATACAACTACAGGTCTATCAAGGATATAGTATTCCGTGGCCAGATGCACCTAGATCCATGATAGCCGACATTGTGCGTACCAACACAAATTTGTATGATGCTTACCCCAAATCAGATTATTATCAATATCACGACCATTCAAACAGTGTGCCGTGCCTGTTGTATCAATTCGAATTGGCCGAACAAATTGCTCGTGACTGTTGTCCAGAGATATTGGATCGAGTCAAGAAGACCAGGTCACAATACGAAACAAAAATCATTTGCAAATCAACTTGAATTGTGTTACTATAGATCAGTATGTTTAAGATAAAAACTCTAGCAGTCAAAAACTTTATGAGCGTGGGCAATTCTACACAGGCGGTGGCATTCGATCGTCGAGATCTTACCTTGGTGTTAGGACAAAACCTAGACTTGGGTGGTGACGATACTGGTGCCAGAAATGGCACTGGTAAAACCACCATTATCAATGCTCTCAGCTATGCTTTGTACGGCAGCGCATTGACCAACATCAAAAAAGACAACTTGATCAACAAAACCAACAGCAAAGGCATGTTGGTCACCATTGAGTTTGAAAACAATGGCATAGAATACAAAATTGAACGTGGGCGTAAACCCAATACCATGGCGTTTTATATTGGCGGGCAAGAACAAGAAATTGCCGACGAAAGCCAAGGCGATTCAAGAGAAACACAGGCCGCGATCGAACGTATGCTGGGCATGAGTCATGAAATGTTCAAACACATTGTAGCACTCAACACCTACACCGAACCATTCCTTAGTCTCAAAGCCAATGAACAACGTGCCATAATTGAACAGTTGTTGGGCATCACCATGCTCAGTGAAAAAGCTGATGCGCTCAAAGAGCAGTCCAAGTCCACCAAGGAAGCAATCACAGAAGAAGAATATCGTATCAAAGCAGTGAGTGATGCTAATGCTCGCATACAAGAACAAATTGCAAACTTGATACGCAGACAAACACTTTGGCAGGCCAAACATGCAGAAGATGTTGCAGGCCTACAGTCTGCCTACGATGAACTGGCCAAGTTAGATATTGAAGCAGAATTGGTTGCACATCAAGATTTGACCAAGCACAGTCAACTGTTGAAAGATCGTGCAGACATCGAAAAAGCACTGGCCAGGGCCAAAACAGATCTTGCACGTGAATCAAGGTCAGCCGAGCGATTAAACAAAGATATTGCTGCCTTGGAAGATCACAAGTGTCACGCTTGTGGACAAGATCTGCACGACGATGCACACGAAACACAGTTGACAGCAAAACACGCAGAGCTGAATACAGTCAACAGCAGTTCGGCTGAGTTCAACGAACAAATAACAGCATTTGAACAAGCCTTAGCGGAACTGGGACTGCCCGGACCTGCGCCAAGAACTTTTTACGATCGTGAAAGCGATGCATTTGAACATCGTAGTAGCCTGGCCAGTGTGTTGACACAGTTGTCCAGCAAACAGGCCGAAACAGATCCTTATACCGAACAAATTGCAGATATGCGCGAACAGGCTTTGGAAGAGATCAACTACGACTCGATGAATGAACTGGTGCGTGTCAAAGAACATCAAGACTTCCTGCTCAAACTGTTGACCAACAAAGATTCGTTTATTCGCAAACGTATCATTGATCAGAACTTGAGTTATCTAAATACCAGATTGGGGCAGTATCTGGATCGTATCGGTTTGCCACACACCGTCAAGTTCTTGAACGACTTGAGTGTCAGCATTGAAGAATTGGGCAGAGAACTGGACTTTGACAATTTGTCACGCGGTGAACGCAATAGATTGATACTTTCATTGTCGTGGGCGTTTCGTGATGTATGGGAAAGCCTATATCAACCCATCAATCTATTGTTTATTGACGAAGTTATTGATACAGGTATGGACAGTTCAGGTGTTGAAAATGCACTGGCCATACTGAAGAAAATGGCCCGCGAAGGTAATCGCAGTGTTTGGTTGGTCAGTCACAAAGATGAATTGGCCGGACGGGTGAACAATGTGCTGAGTGTGGTCAAAGAAAATGGCTTTACCAGTTACAACACAGACGTGGATATCAAATGATACTGGCAACCTGGCACTTTCATATTGAAATCAGTAGCAAGTGTACCTTGCGTTGTCCCCGCTGTGCCAGACAAGAAGTACCAGGCGGGCTGGTCAACACTGAACTAGATTTGGAGTTTTTTACTCGCAACTTTACACCAGAGTTTGTGAGAGCCAACGTAGAAAAAATAACCTTCTGTGGCGACGATGGAGATCCTATCTATGCACACGATCTTGTAGAAGTCATCAGGTATATCAAAAACATAAAACCTGTAGAGATTGTGATTGTTACCAATGGCAGTTATAAAAGTGTAGGTTGGTGGGAAAGTCTGGGTCGTGTGCTATCAGAACAAGACAGTGTGCATTTCAGTATCGACGGGTTTGATCACAGTTCGAACGTGCTGTATCGTGTCAACTCTGATTGGCACAGCATCATGGACGGTATCTGGGCACTGAGATCAACCACAAAGGCACAGTTGATATGGGCCGCTATTGCTTTTCGATTCAATGAATCCCATGTAGATCACATGATAGATCAAGCTCGCAAGTTGGGTATGGATCGCTTCCAACTGACCAAGAGTACCAAATTTGGCAGCATTTATCCCAGTTATGGTGCAGAAGATGCGCTAGAGCCTAGTCGACAATTTGTAAGTACCACACACCGATTTGAACGTGATTACGTGGATTTAACAGACCGCCCAAGCACAGTTAACACTACCAATATTGTGTTGTTTGATCGATTAAACGAACAAAATGGCATACGACCCCTGTGTGCTGTGGGCAACAAAGGCCTGTACATCAATGCCCTGGGACGATTATATCCCTGTTGTTGGGTAGCAAATCGTTACAATCATAATTCAGAATGGCAAGGAATTGCCGAGCGTTTTAATTTAAATCGCAGAAGTTTGACTCAAGTGTTGGCCGACGAATTCTGGAACCAGGAATTTCAGACGTTTAAGTGGCAAGAATGCCAAACAAAATGCAGTTCTGGGGTAGTAAATCAAGAATATGCAACTCAGTGGTAACGGAGATAACTATGCTATATGACATGGACTTATCAAAATATAGAGGTACAAGAGCTACCAGAAGATTGCGTGGGCTTTGTGTACTTGATAACTAACACTGTCTCTGGACGAAAATATATTGGAAAGAAATTGGCCAAATTCGCTAAGACCACTTATCGAACAGTGAAACTTAAGAATGGAACCAAGAAAAAAAAGAAAATTCGCTCAAAGGTCGATTCAGACTGGAGAGACTATTATGGCTCAAATGATCAATTAAACAAAGACGTAGACACCCTAGGTAAAGACAATTTCACCAGAGAAATCATATTTTATTGCAAGTCAAAAGCAGAATGCTCATACATCGAAGCACGAGAACAATTCAGACACCAAGTCTTAGAATCAGCAGATTACTATAACGGACAGATCTCTGTCCGTGTCCATGGCTCCCACATCAGAGACAAACTCTAATCACCATCAGTAAAGGCTAGCACAGGCTAACGTCGTGTGCCCTAAACCTGGACCTCGGGTCACAGGGACGGAATTCTCTTCGCTGAAAAGAGTACTCAATCACTATCCTTGACAGGACGAAGATCGCCAATTGCCGCGGTTTGATTGTTTGAAGAAAAAAATAAGGCTGAAAAGACGTGCAAGCGATTGCACACGCTCAGTGTATGTGTTAGCGTATGTATACTGATCCGCCGTTGTATAAAGACAGAATGAGCAGGTACCGGACAACCGCCTGTATTGTTGTTTATAGTAGATTATAGACAATTATAGTTCTAACGCTAAGTGCTATCAGAACTCAGATGAAGCCAATCTTTGCCCTGTGCGGGCAAAGTGTGACCATAGAATCTAGATGAAACTGTTTCGCTGTAGCGTTTTAAGAAAACAGTATTGATGAGCGATGAGCGAAATCAATAGATGTACGCAGTACATCTTAAAAGAATGGCATACCTGACTTTTTAGCAGTTTCCATGTTATCTTCAATGATCTTTTCTACATCCAAGCGTTCTTGATAGCTGAGCCCAAGAACGTCAGAATATGATAATCCCCCACGCATGAACCAACTGATCCGGAGTGCATTGCGTTTCATGGCTTTTGATTCTTTATCGTAGCCGTCTAACAGCTCCACGATACCTTGATCATCAAGACTCAAAAGCCGTTGTCGAAAAAACTTGCGTAGTCAAATTCAATGGGCACTTGATAGGCCTGTTGGCATTCTTCGCAGGCTACCTTGGCAGCCGGCAGCCCTGATTCTTTATTGAGTGCTGCCAATCTATCTTGCACGACTTTGACAATACCTGTTTGCGAATTCTCGTAAAATTCATAAATGTATTTGGGGTTGGTAACAGTATTGGTGTGATTGATAGTGATTGATTCGGTGGCCGCAGTCAACACTTCTAGACCAATGTTGATCAATTTCTCCATGGCATTAGAAACTTGTACAGCTCTGACATCAGGATCTATATCGGCACTTTCTAGTGCCTGTAACATTTTTTGTTCTTCAAAATTTATCTGTTTGCTTCTATTGGCTTCAAAATATCGAGTGGGTTTGAGTCTAACAGTCAGCTCATCCAGTTCTACAGGAGTATTGTAGTCAGGGCATTGTACAGCGGCCAGGCTGTC